GGTACAGCTACCGTAACTGCAAGGGGTTGTATGATTTATAATGATTCAGCATCGGGTGATCCAGCAGTCGCTGTATTTGATTTCGGTGGTGATAAAACATCAACTGCTGGTTCATTTACAATCACATTTCCAACTGCTGATGCATCAAACGCTGTCATAAGAATAGCATAGGAATTTAAGTGTCAGCAGGATGGGGTCGCAGTACATGGGGAAGTGGTGCTTGGGGGGAAGCTGTTGCTGTAAACATATCAGTCAGTCTCACAGGCATATCTGGTACAACATCATTAGGTAACGAATCAAGTGTAACTGGCGATGCCAACGTAACGGAAACAGGTGTAGTAGGCACATCTGCACTAAACTCTTTAGTAACTTCTGGCGATGCTAATGTAGTAGAAACAGGTGTAGTAGGAACATCAGCAGTAAATTCTTTATCTGCTTCTGGTATAGCAATAACAGGAGTATCAGGAACTGCATCAACAATAGGACTAGGTGATGAAACAGTTTCTTGCGATGCAAATACTGCGTGTACTGGAATTGTAGGAACTAGTGGTTTAGGCACGTTAGGTTTAGTTACTAACAACATTTTATCAATAACTGGTTTAGTAGGTACATCTGCTTTAGGCTCGGTAACAGTAACAGCAGATTCAAATACATCTTTAACAGGTATTTTAGGAACAGGTGCGACATCAAATTTATTTATATGGGGAGATGTTGTTCCGGGTCAAACAGCAAGCTATTCTGAAGTATCTCCAAATCAAACAACAACTATTACTGAAGTGTCTCCTAGCCAAACAGCTAATTGGGAAGATATTGCAGCATAATGATATAATTTAATACAGGAAATATTATGGCAAGTACATACGTCAATGACTTACGACTCAATGAAATGGCTACAGGTGACGAGTCAGGAAATTGGGGAAATGTTACAAATACAAACTTAGAATTGGTGGCTGAAGCTTTTGGTTTCGGAACTGAAGCTATTACAACTAATGCTGATACACACACTACTACAATAGCCGATGGTGCAACTGATCCCGGTCGCGCTATTTTTATAAAATACACTGGCACATTAGATTCAGCTTGCACGATTACGATAGCACCTAATACTATTAATAGGTTGCATTTTATTGAAAACGGAACAAGTGGCTCTCAAAACATAATTATTTCTCAAGGAAGCGGAGCAAATGTAACCATACCTCCGGGCGATGTAAAAGTAGTCTATATAGATGGTGCTGGTAGTGGCGCTGCTGTAGTAGATGCGTTTGCAAGTTTGTCTACAGTTGATCTTAAAGTACAAGATGATTTGACCGTAACAGACGATGCAACAATTGGTGGCACTTTAGGTGTTACAGGTATTCTCACTTGCACAGATGACATCATCATTGGTGATGGAAAAACGATAGGTTCTGCATCTGATGTAGATGCAATGACCATAGCAGCCAACGGTCAAATAACATTAACACAAACATTGATCGGTACAGCTTTAGATATATCAGGCGATATTGATATTGATGGAACATCTAATCTAGATGTCGTGGATATTGATGGTGCGGTTGACATGGCATCAACACTCACGCTAGCTGGTAATGCTGATTTCAATGGTGATCTTGATGTTGATGGAACTACAAACCTAGATGTCGTAGACATAGATGGCGCTGTGGATATGGCATCAACTCTTGCTGTAACAGGTATAGTTACATTAACTGACGATTTGATAATTGGTGATGGCAAAACCATTGGTTCTGCCTCAGATGTTGACGCTATGACAATAGCAGCTAATGGACAAGTTACCTTTACACAGACTTTAATTGGCACAGCACTAGATATTTCTGGGGATATAGACGTTGATGGAACAACAAACTTAGACGTTGTAGACATTGATGGTGCTTTAACACAAGATGGTGGAGCAGTCTTTAATGAAGCTTCTGCCGATGTAGATTTCAGAGTTGAATCTAACGGCAATGCTAATATGTTAGTTGTTGATGGTGGAAATGATAGGGTTGGAGTCGGCACAAATACTCCTGCTGTTGAATTTGAAGTTAACGGTGGAGCATCTAATCAACCTGCTCTTATTACATCTTCAGATGCAACTTGTAAGCTAGGACTACGAGATGACTCAACAAGTAATACTTACTCCGTTACTGTAGGCGCAGTAGGCGATCATTTAACATTTACGTCTGGCTCTGGTGGTAGTGAAGGTATGCGTTTAACAAGCGCTTCAAAACTTTTAATAGCCACTACTTCAGATTCAGTAACTACCACCAGTTTATTTGTGGATGGTAATATTGCACACGATGGTCGATTACTTGCTAATAGCACGGCTGGTAATGGAAGTGAGTCTGTACCCGGTATGCCTGTAGGATTTGATTATGATACTGGGTTTTTCAGACCAGCATCCAACACCATAGGTTTTACAACAGGTGCAACGGAAAGAGCTAGAATAGACAGTAGCGGTAACATAATGGTGGGCAGAACAGCTGCTACTACCACTACAGCAGATTCCGGTTTAGTTTTATCTCCACTTGGATTTATAAATTCTACAAAAGATGGTACAAGCACTACATCTCACATGGTATTTCGTAACAATGCTGATAGTGGTGGCACATCTTCAGCAGTTGGAAGTATTACTTCAAGCGGTTCAAATACTGCATATAACACATCTTCAGACTATAGGCTAAAAGAAAATGTTACTTATAGTTGGGATGCGACAACCAGATTGAAACAATTAAAACCAGCTAGGTTTAATTTTATATCAGATTCAAGCAACACTTTACTTGATGGATTTTTAGCGCACGAAGTATCCAGTGTAGTTCCAGAGGCTGTAACTGGAGATAAAGATGGCACTTATACAGCACAAGATGAATTAGAAGGTTTAGGCACACAGGGTCAGCCAAACTATCAAGGTATTGACCATTCAAAATTAGTACCGTTACTCGTCAAAACCATACAGGAACTTGAGGCGCGTATTGCTGCCCTTGAATCATAGTAAACACTTAAACAAAAAAAGGTAAGTGACATGGCAATAAATTTTACTTGGAATGTATCGAGAGTTGAAACATATCCAACATTAAGTGGCAAATCAGATGTTATCTGCAAAGTGCATTGGGAGCTAAAAGGCGTAGATGATTCCAATAATGATGAAAATGGCGACCCTATTGATTGGGGTGAGGCAGGTACAGTAGATTTAGACACTTCCAATTTGTCAAGTTTTACAGATTTTTCAAGTGTCAACGCTTCTCAGGTTCAAGGGTGGGTAGAAGCTGCGTTAACAGCAGATGAAGTAACAAGAATTAAATCAAACATTGAAACGGTAATTAATAAAATTGCTACACCAACAACAGTAATGAAAACCATAGGATCGTAAACAACTAAGAGAAATTAAAATGAATAAAGAAAAGGCAATAAATATTGATGGAATGGAAGTAAAAGAGTCTAATTTAACCCCAGAACAGAATGAAGCAAAAATTCACATACAATCTTTGAGAACTAAATTATCAAATCTGCAATTTGAGATTAATGAATTACTACCTAGTTTGAGGTTTTACGAAAATAAACTTATACAGTCAGTGAAAGAATCTGCTGATGAAAATTTAAAAACTGAAAAAAAAGTGGTAGGTGAATTATGAGCTGGCTAACAAAATTTGTAGATTTTTTTACAGGCACAGAAAAGAAAAAGGTAAGAGCTAGGAACGGTAAAGGTCATTATGTAGCAGATGATAAATCTACTCCAGATGTAAACGAAGCTTATACCACTAAAAGAGTGTTAAAAAATACATCAAAAAAGAAAAAGGTAACTAAAAAGAAAGTTTCTAAAAAGAAAGTTGCTAAGAAAAAAGCTACAAAAGGAGCAAGAAAATGATGGATATTATATCAATTATTAACATCATTACTTTAGTTGTGACAGCAGCAAGTGCTATATGCGCTATAACTGAGACACCAAAAGATGATGCTTTCATGGCTAAATGGATTTACCCTGTTATTGAAGCACTTGCTATCAATATAGGTAAAGCAAAGAAATAATATGGATAAAGGCACTAAAGCCTTGAGTGAACTTAGCGCACATGAAAGAGAGTGTACTATTCGCTATCAGTACATTGAAAAACGCCTTGACGAAGGTTCTGAAAAGTTTAAAAAATTAGAATTACTTTTGTGGGGCGTTTATCCTTTTATTGTTACGACAGTTATAGGCGTGGCGGTATTTTTATGAGTGAAGAAATAACTAAGAAAAAGATTGAGCTAGAGGTAGAAGTAGGCACTACTACTGTGAATCGTGGTATCAATCCTTTTGAAAAGTGGGTTCATTTAGCAAAAACAGTAGACGCTTGGCGCATCTTTCCAAGAATATTTGTAAGTGTGTATATATTATTACTGTATAAAGTAGTCACTTGGTTTATGACATTGCCAGAGCCAAACTTAGAACAAGCTGGTTTAGTATCTGTTGTAACGGGTGCGATGGCTGCTGTTTTTGGTATATACGCTGGTAGCGCAGGACAAAGTAAGAAGTTTAAAGGCGAAGATTAATGGAAACAGCCATTGACCTTATTGGTGATTTAGGTCTACCAATAGCAAGTGGTCTAATAATGGCTTACTTTATATTTCTTATTATGAAGCAACTCATGGATGGTTTGGTATCTGAAATAAAAACTGTTCAAAGCATTACTAAAATGCTTATTACAAGGGCATCCATTATGAACAATGATATTATGAGAATTGATACAATAGTATCTAGTGCCCTTAATTTACCACCTGACATTGACAGAATAGCTAGAGCCGAAAACTTTGTTGAAGATGGCAAAATAGATGCTCGCAGAGATTAATGGATATAGTTGAGCTAGTACAAAAATTCGGCTTTCCTACTGTAATGGTTATAGGTTTAGGCTATTTTGTATTTTTTGTATGGCAAACTATAACAAAAACTATTGATCCAGCAGTCCAAGAGATGAAAGTCACCATTATTAGGCTTACAGACCAATTAAGGTTGCTCGATCAAGATATGATTAGATTGAAAGAGAAAGTTGATACGGTAGTAAGATTAAAGGATCAGGAGAAAAGAAATGAAAAAGATAATAATAATTAGTTATCTTACTTTATTTTCATCATTTGGTTTAGCAGATGAAATGGTTCATAAGTTTAAATCCCCATCCTTCAGTGGCATAAATCAAAGTAGCCATTATCTTACCATTGAAAATCAAGAGTTTAATCGCAAAGAATCAATAGAAGCTGAAATAAAAGCATACAATGAATCGTTAGAGCGTGATGCAGAGAACACAACTTTAGCTCGTTTTATAAGAAACCTAGAGTCTAGGGTGTATGCTCAACTCTCCAGACAATTAGTAGATCAATTGTTTGGTGAGAATCCAAGCACCAGTGGGCTAGTTGAATTGATGGGAAATACAATTGAATATGTGGTTGATGAAGCACTTGAACAAATTACACTCAGAGTTACTGATTCTGATGGGAATACTACAGAGATTACAGTGCCTATGGGTAGTTTCTCTTTCTAGTTTTTTTATTTCTTCATGCACAATATTTTTACCTGACCCTATAGATAACAACCTATTACCTATACAAAGGATAGAGCAAGCTCAGATACAAGGCTTGGTTAACAAAGAACTTTTAGATGTAGAGAAACCAGAAAGAAAGCCAGTCATAGCTGTTTATGCTAATTCTTTCCGCGATGAAACGGGTGCTCGTAGGTCGAACAGTCAATTTGCAACATTTTCTACAGCTATTACTCAAGCGCCACACGCTTACTTAATACGCGCATTAAAACATGCAGGTAGAAATAAAGATGGCTTTTTTGAAGTTGTAGAGCGAGTGGGATTAGATCACGTTACAAAAGAAAGACAACTCATACGATCTACTCGTGAGTCATTTGATGAAGCACAAAAACTACCACCTTTAAAATTTGCTGGATTGATTATGGAAGGCGGTGTTATAGGCTATGAGTCAAATAATACTTCTGGTGGCTTAGGAGCCAGATATTTAGGCATTGGCACAAGTAAGTCCTACCGTAGAGACACAGTACAAATATCATTAAGAACAGTATCAGTTACAACTGGCAGAGTTTTAATGGAAGTGTTGGTATCAAAAACAATTTTAAGTGCATCGCTTGATAATGATATTTTTCGTTTTGTGGCACAAGGCACAGAGTTAGTTGAGGTTGAGGGCGGTGTTGTTAGAAATGAATCTATAAACATAGCTTTGCAAGCAGCTATAGAGGCTGCGGTTTTAGAAACTATAAAAGAAGGTATAGAATATAATTACTGGACAATACAGAAATGAAATACTATAAAACATTGATTTTATTGTTGTTTTCCATGTCGGCTTTTTCCGCAGACAATGAGGTCTTTGTGGATCAGGCGGGTAATAATGCCGATATAGATATAGAGCAACTAGGTGAATCTAATATTATTGGAGGTCTAAACTCTGTGGCTGGAACACCCACAGCTCTTGATCTTGATGGTACGAGTCTAACTCTTGATATAAACCAGATTGGTAATTCTAATAAATTTCTAGGCGATATTAATGGAGACTCAATCACTGGTTTCTTTAACTTTGATGGAGATTCTAACACCTTTACAATCCAAGCTGATCCAACTGATACCTATGGAATAGACAGTTCAGACTATGATGTAAATGTAACAGGATCATCAAACACTTTTACATTCGATCATGGAACAGGTGCTTTATCTTCTACAATAGACTTAGATTGGACCATAATGGGAGACTCAAATACTATTGATTACGACTTAGATATTGATGGTGCAACTTCATACATAGATGTAGATGGAGATTCAAATAGCTTAACATATGATGGTGATGGTGCAGATAATGGATATTTTTACTTGGATCACACAGGCGACAGCAGTACCCTCAACGTACAACAGCAGTCAACGATCAACAACGATTGGCTTCAAATTAATTCTAATTCTGACAATACTACTTTGTGCGTCATTCAAGACGACCAAGGCACAACAACCTCTTGCTGATATAGGTAAAGTTTCCGAACTTAACGGAAATGCACAAATACTTAGAGATAATCCTTTAGATGTATCTTTATCTTTGCCAGTTCAGCAAATGGATGATGTTAGAACTGCATCTGGCAGAGTAGGTATAACCTTTGTTGATGATTCTGTTGTAAGGCTAACAGAGCATTCAAAACTTGTTATTACTGAGTATGTGTTCAATCCAGACCCAGATAAATCAAAATTGAGTTTACGTTTTGCATCTGGAACTGCACGTTTTATAACCTCAAAGATGGGGCTAATAAACAAAGAACGAATTAATATAACAACGCCAACAGCACAGATTGTGATAAGAGGTACGGACTTCACCACAACTGTTGACGAGTTAGGTAGATCGTTAGTGATCCTTTTACCTGACGAAAATGGGGATGCCTCAGGTGAAATCATGGTTGCAACTGGAGCTGGCACTGTAACTTTAAACAAACCATATCAGGCAACAACCGCGTCTGTTTATGAAAGTGAGCCTACAAAACCTGTTCAGTTAGACATTACATTAGATTTAATTGATAACATGCTGATAGTTTCACCGCCAGATGAAGAAGAAGTTGTAGCAGAAGAGCGCAGAACTAGATCAAATAATGTTTTAGATTTTGATGCACTAGAGTTTGAAGAATTAGATTTTGATTACCTAGATGCCGAGGCAGAACTGGCTTTTGAAGAATTAGACATAAATTATTTGGATGTTAATTTTCTTGAAGATTTACTGGATGTAATAGAAGAAGTTGATTTATTGACTGACGATGAGATAGATCAGATAGAAACGAGCGTTGCGGTAACTGGTACAGCTATAGGGCAAGACCCAACAACACAAATAACAACACTAATTCAAGGTCAACAAATAAGTTTGCGCAGAAATGTAAATGAAAGTGTTAGATTAGATATAGATGGTTCTGACGCTTACACAATAATATTCATACAAGATGGGGTTAGTAAAACCATAACAATCAACGGAGGAGGTAGCTCCGTTATAAAGATTAAACAAGGATGAAGAATTTACTCAAATCAATACTGTTTATAGTTTTACTTTCATTGCCACTGATAATGCAATGGACACCCTTAGAGATTGTAAAGCTGAAAACTTTTGATGCATTTGTTGCAGAAAAACAACAATCAAACTATTTTACAATACTAAATATTACTGAAGAGGATATTGAAAGAGAGGGTGGTTGGCCTTTACCTAGAGCAAGATTAGCTGAAATACAAAGAGAGATAATAGCGCGTGGTGCTTTAGGAGTTGGTTGGACTGTTGCTTTTCCGCAACAAGATCGTTTAGGTGGAGATGAATATTTTGCAGAATCTTTGCTAGGCAGCAACAGTATTTTAGCAATGTATGAAAACGAAGGTAGTGGCTACCCTAGCACCGTAGGCACAGTCATTATGGGTGATCCTGTTGGTGGCTATCCTGTTTCAGGTGTTGTTCAAAACATTGAGGTGTTGAGAAGATCAGCAGCACAGGGCATTGCATCTGCACCTGTTGATGTAGACCAACTTGTAAGACGAATACCGTTACTTATGAAAACACCTGATGGATGGGTTTCTGCATTTGGAACTGAAGTTTTAAAAGCTTTGGTAGGGTCAGATACTTACATAATTAAAACAAACCAAAACGGTATTCAAGAAATTGTTGTTCAAGGATTACCCCCTGTGCCAACCGATTCATTTGGTAGAAAATGGATAAGTTGGGTAAATACAGACCAAACAACTCTTGAAGAAATGAATGTAAATGAAAAGTTTGTTTTTATAGGCACTGATGCAGCAGGTATATTACCGCAACTTGCTACACCTGTTGGTTTATTAGAGCCACATAAAATACAAGCAGCATTAGCTGAAAGTATCTTGATTCAAGACAGTCCATATATACCAGATTGGTCATTGGCTGTTGAGGTACTAATATATAGTCTAGGAGTGTTACTAGCAGCATTATCAATAACTTATTTAGGAATAACGCTAGGATTAACACTTACCTGTATATTTTTTACTTCAACAGCCTTACTTGGATATTATCTTATTCAAAAAGGTTTACTTATAGATGTTACATGGGCACTAGCATCTCAGTTTATAACAGCCTCAACTGCTTACTATTTGAGATTTAGACAGCAATATAAGCTAAGACAAGAAATCAAAAAACAATTTGAGCATTACCTAGACCCAAGGCAAGTAAAAAGGTTACAGAAAAATCCAGACCTTTTGAATCTTGGTGGTGAAAGAAGATTAGCTACTTATTTATTCACAGATGTTCGTGGTTTCACTTCAATGTCAGAATCATTGGAGCCAGAAAAAGTTACTTACATTATGAACAAAGCTTTGACAGCACAGCAATCTGCAGTGCAAAAACATGGTGGAATGGTAGATAAATATATAGGTGATGCAATGATGGCGATATTTAACGCACCATTAGATATGAAGAATCATCCGAAAATAGCAGTTGATTGTGCTCTAGATATTATTAATAACATGGGTGATTTAACAAAAGAGTTAAAAGAAGAAGGATTGCCTCCTGTAGCCATTGGTATAGGTATCAACACAGGTGATGCAATTATTGGCAATATGGGATCAGATATAAGATTTGATTACACAGCTATAGGTGACGCAGTTAATACTGCTGCTCGTTTAGAAAGTGCTACAAAAGAGAAAAAAGTAGACTTACTTATAGGCGAAAATACTAAAAAACTTTGTGGCTATAATCTTAAAAAATTAACGCCTATCAAAGTAAAAGGCAAAGCAAAGGCATTGAAGGTATACACATGGGATTAAAACTAGCATTTATAAGCACAGGATTGTTGATAGCAGTATCTACTGCTTCATGGTTTTACATAAAAATACAAGATAAAGAGATAGCTATTTTAAAAGCAAATGCTGTTGTTCTTGAACAAAAGATAGACGAGCAAAATGCTAGCATAGATAATTACCTAGCAAAGCAAAAAGAAACAACTGAGCAGATAAATAAGCTGAATGACCAAAATCAAACAGCAATGCGAGAAGTTAACAATTTAAGAAACACTTTTCAGAAACACAGTATGACTAATTTAGCGATGGCTAAACCCGGATTGATTGAAAACATTATTAATAAAGGCACAGCTAAAGTTAAAACAGATTTTTTAGAATTAACTGATCCAAAGATGTTTGAGGAAAAAAATGAAGAAACTGTTAACAATTAGTTTAATAATCGGTTTTTCTTTGATGATTTCTGCATGTTCTTTGCTAGAGCCTCGAACTGTACCAGTAGAGGTTAAAACAATCACTTTACCAGCGCCTATGTATCATCCTCCTATGCCTTTAGAAGTAAGCTTGCAAGATATTAAATGGCGAGTTCTTACTCCAGAAGTGATGGAAGAATATTTACAGCTTATAAAAGAAGGTAAAGCTCCAGCAGAGCCGTATTACGCGCTGTCAACACAAGGCTATGAAAGCCTGAGTATGAACATGGCAGAGATTAAAAGATACATTACTAATGTCTTGGCTATCATCGAGTATTATAGAGAACAAGATACAAAGACAGAATTACAGGATAATCCAAATGAGTAAATCACCTGATGCTTTTGTTTACCAAGCAGAGTTAGATAGAGTGGTAGATGGAGATACTATAGATGTAGTCTTAGACCTTGGCTTTGATGTAAAATTACACAAACAAAGAGTACGTTTGAGCGGAATAGATACTCCAGAAAGTAGAACAAGAAATCTTGATGAAAAAAAACTAGGATTAGCTGCAAAAGAACGATTAAAAGAGTTGTGCGTTGGTAAATTTAAACTAAAATCTTTAGGCAAAGGTAAGTATGGAAGAATCCTTGGCATACCGTATTCTGAATCTGGCGAAGATATTTGTCAGAAGCTTATTAAAGAAGGGCATGCAGTTGAGTATCATGGTGGTAAAAAAGTCGCCAAAGTCAGAAAAGATGGAACATGGGGTTGATATGAAAATTTCAGAAGAAGGCAAATCTTTAATAAAAAAATTTGAAGGATGTAAATTAGAAGCTTATCTATGCTCTGCAAATGTTTGGACAAACGGATGGGGTGCAACTCGCGGTGTGAAAGAGGGTGATGTTTGGACACAAGAGTATGCTGATGAAAGGTTTGACGAAGATATAGTTGAGTTTGAAGATTATGTTAACAAATATGTTGAAGTTGATTTGACCCAAAATCAATTCGATTCTCTTTGTGCATGGGTATATAATTTAGGTCCATCAAACTTAAAATCGAGTACGATGCTCAAGGAACTTAACGCTAAAAATTACTCAAAAGTACCCAGCGAAATTAAAAGATGGAACAAGGCTGGAGGTAAAACTTTAGATGGTTTGATTCGTAGACGAGAAGCTGAGAGTCTTTTATTTCAAGGTAAAGAGTGGCATGAGGTATAAGTATGCCATTAGCTAAATATACTTTCAGACCGGGAATAAATAGAGAGGGCACTAATTACAGTAACGAAGGTGGCTGGTTTAACTCAGACAAAGTTAGATTCAGAAAAGGCAAGCCCGAAAGAATTGCTGGTTGGGAGAAAAACTCTCTTAATTCATTTAAAGGTACAGCAAGAAGCTTATATTCTTATAGAGATACGGATTCAACATCTTATATAGGTGTAGGAACTCATTTAAAGTATTTTGTAAAAGAAGGTAGTACCTTCTATGACATTACACCTATAAGAAAAACGTCTACAAACAGTATTACTTTTGCAGCAACCGATGGTTCTTCAGTAGTTGTAGTAACGGATTCAAGTCATGGCGCTACGGCAAATGATAGCGTTACATTTTCAAGTGCTGTTACATTAGGTGGTAATATTACTGCTGATGTTTTGAATCAAGAATACCAAGTAGATAGAGTTTTAAGTTCTAATACTTATGAAATTACAGCTAAAGATACATCTGGTTCAACTGTGACTGCTAATTCAAGCGACACAGGAAATGGCGGTTCTGGGGTAGATGGATCATATGAAATAAATGTTGGACTAGACGTATTTGTAAAAGGAACTGGATGGGGAGCTGGTACTTGGGGTTCTAGCACATGGGGTTCGACTACTGCGTTGTCTTTAATTGGTCAACTAAGATTATGGTCACAAGATAATTTTGGAGATGATCTAATAGGAAATATAAGAGGTGGAGGTATTTTCTATTGGGATGAAAGTTCAGGTGTAACATCAAGAGCTGTAGCACTATCTTCTTTAGGAGGAGCTAGTGATACCCCTATTGAAGCTTTACAAGTTATGGTATCTGATATTGACAAGCATGTTATTTGCTTTGGATCAAATCCAATAGGATCATCCACATTAAATCCACTGTTTGTTAGATGGTCAGATACAGAGAGTGCATCAGATTGGACACCAACTGCAACAAATCAAGCAGGTGGTATTCAGCTATCTCAAGGTTCTTTAATAGTAGGCGCTCTACAAACAAGACAAGAAATACTTATTTGGACAGATGTAGGTATTACTTCAATGCGATTTGTTGGTGAGCCATTCATATTTTCTTTTACAGAGGTTGCCACAGGCCCATCTTTAATATCTCCAAATGCAGCAATAAATGCAAATAATAGGGTTTATTTTATGGACAGGGGTGGCTTCTATGTTTACTCAGGTTCTGCACAAAGATTGCCTTGTAGTGTTTTAGATTATATCTACAGTGATCTTAACTTAAATCAGGCGTATAAATGCTTTGCAGCTTCTATAGAAAACAAAAATGAAGTAATTTGGTTTTATCCTAGTTCAGAAAGCCTAGAAGTTGATAGATACGTTATCTACAATTATCTAGAGGATACTTGGGTTATTGGCACGACCGATGATGGATTTACTAGAACAGCTTGGATAGAAGCACCTACTTTAGATTTTCCTGTAGCAGCAGGTAAAACATCTGGCTCTGATTCTAACTTTTTATTTAACCATGAGTTAGGGCACTCTAATGATGGTAGTGACTTTACAGCATTTATCGAATCTAGTGATTTTGATTTAAGCCCTGATGGTGAAAGGTTGATATTCATTTCTAAATTAATACCAGATGTAGAATTTAGAGATCAATATTCTACAAGTGATTCGGTTACATATACTATAAAAGGTAGAAACTATCCTTTAGAAAGTTTATCTACTTTACAAACTATCAACGTGACACCAGAATCCACATTTGTTAATGCCAG